GACGATCGGGTTTGCCCCCGTAGTCGGGGTTCCTCTGCCGATGTTTAGCTACGGAGGGAGCAGTTTTGTGAACTTTATGGTCATTTTAGCGATTTTGGAAAATCTTCTCGCCTATCGATTCCGATATCTTTACGGAGATACGGGCAAAAAAAGCTTCGTCTAATCAAAGAGCGTTTATAATTGCGCTCTTTCAAAAACGGGTCAATAGTTCAGTGGTTAGAGCCCCCCGCTCATAACGGCTTAATCTGAATTGATGGAACGCCTACAGATAGGGCGTTAAACGGTCTGAAAATATTTACGGTGACGGCTTAGGTGACGGTTTCACTTTTTAAATGGGTCAATAGTTCAATGGTTAGAGCCCACCGCTCATAACGGTGTTGTTGCAGGTTCAAGTCCTGCTTGACCCACCATTTCTTCAAAATCAAGCTGATTTCTCAATACGATTTTTCTCTAAAAATTCATCAATATCAGAAACTTTATAAACGATTGATCCGCCAAATTTCGAGTATGATAATTTTCCTTGACTGCGATAGTTTGCAAGAGTACCTTTAGCAATTCCGAACTTTTCCATCACCTGTTTATCGGTTATATATTTATCAAGCACTTCAGCCATTGATCGCCTCCTTTTTACTAATCTTCTCAAGCTCAATCACCCAAACATAATCGTCGTTGAATGATCCGTTGCCGTAGATGAATTCCCAAAGTGTATGAAATGACAATTTTGCATATTTATACAATCTTCCCCACTGTTTATAGTCTGGGTACCATATTCCATCATCTTCGCTAATCCGCAAAACCCCCTCAGCAATCGCATCCTCTTCGCTGATCTCATTCAATCGCTCGATACGAACATCTTTGACACGTAGGAATAGACGGGCGTACTCTTTTGACATGTGGATCGATGGTTTCCACTTAACAAGATGATCGCTATCGCAATACCCGCTATCATCATTACAATCAGCTTTATAAAAAACCGTTTTTGATAGGTTGTTTTGTCTAATGCACCAATATTCACGATGACCGCTTGTATCACCATCAAGAGAACCTATGCACCATGTCTCCCGCACATAGATAATGTCACCTTTTTTGTATGGGGCGAAATCAATGAGGTATTTGATATCTCCATCGCTAAACGGCTGATCTACTCCATTGCTTCCAATCTCACCTAATTCATAGGCGTATTTGATAACCTTTTTGATGTATTTTGAAAAAGGTCTGCGTGTATTCGTCTTTCGATCATCAAGTATCGCCCGAACCATGTCGGTGTTAAAGATAGCGGGTTTCATACTTCACCCCATTCGTTATTGTAGTTATCAGTGAACTGGTCAAATTCGTCGCCGTCTATTCCGCGAGATGAAAGCTCAACCATAAGCTCTTCATTGGTAAAGTCACAGATTTTTTTATCTTCAATCCGGTGGATGGAAGTCATATAAATTTGATCTTCTTTTTCGTCAAATTTATCGCTCATTGCACAATCGATCCAAGGCTTAAATCCAAGTTTCTCATGTATTTCTTGCATAGTCATATTCGTTTGCAATGCGTAGAAGTATTTCATGCTGTTTCTCCCATACAAAATAATCCATGCTCCAGAGCATTGGGCGAGATCCATAAAACCTCTTCGGTGATTTTTGCACCACCCCCCCCACGTTGGCCGCGTGCGCTTCGGGTTCTTTTTTGATATCCTAGCGGTAATAGCGATGAGTTATACAAATCGCTGTCATATCCGCTGATAACCACTTTGCCTTTTAACCCACTGATTAGCTCCAGCAGTTCAATATGATCATCTTCACTCATTTCATAATCGTATCCACCGTTTACTCTCGTACTTGGTAGATATGGAGGGTCAAGATAAAACAGCGTTTCAACATCATCCATCTTCGCGATCAACTCAGCAGCTGGTCGATTCTCGATAATAACTCCGCGCAATCGTTCTGCTATCTCATTGAGAGCTGATGGAAAAGCGTGCCATTCGTCGGCCGGATTCATTTTGTGATCGTTACGAAACCCGGTCTTTGATCTTTTACCGATGCCGGATGTAGAAAAAGCCATGTGTGATCGAACGATCAGGCGACGTGCATTTTCTATCGGGTCGGCTGCTTTGTCATAAGAGAGGTCAAACTCCTCACGTGCGTATGGTGTCAAAGCGATAAGGTCGATCAGCTTTTTAGATTGCTCACGATCTCGTAGAACTTGGAATAGGCTCACCACTCCAGTGTTCATATCGTTATATACTTCGCTTCGGGATCTACCTTTTGCCAAAAGTACCGAAGCGGCACCGCCAAACGGTTCAACGTAATAAAGATGATCCGGGAAGTGTGACACTACCCAATCCGCTATCCTGAATTTTCCACCGAAGTATCTAAGGAGTGGGCGTTTCATCCGTGAGCCTTCATCATATAGTTTTCAAGCCATGACCTTTTTAAATCAACACGGCTATTTTTACCATCTTGTAGGGTTTGTTCTAAATCATAATTCCTATCAATCGGGATGACTTTGTCCCCATCTCGATATGCTTCAATTCTCAACAGATCGCCTTTGATTATCCAAAGTTTATCTTCGTCTCTGATCTTATGACCAATGAAGTCAAGTTTCATCCAGATCTCCTCATTTCATTTAAAATTCTATGAGCTTCCAAAGCATCGAAGTAATGCTCAGGCTTCATAAAGTCACTGGGTTTAATTTCTTCCGCGCCTTGCAGTTTTGGACGTTCTCGGATCGTCTCGCTTTGATCTGTTCCGTTGTCCACCCTTTGCGGGATATGCGAGGCGCATACTTCTTTTTTGGCTTTATCGTTTTACCGATGTCGGCAATATGATTTTCTAAAGTAGCACTCATCGGTCGGTTTCTATTTTTAGGGGTGATAATGAGCGGTTCACGATAGGGCTCGTCTTTTGGTGCGTATTCTCTTTGCCATATCTCTTCGGGGAGTGGTTCGGTTCCGAGGCGTTCCATATCTGCACAGTATTCGGGGTAGGTTTGCCACATTATGGAGCCTTTAAAAAGTAAATGACATTTGTTTTGGTTTTGTGCGTTTAATATGTAGTTTATATGCTTCAATAGCTTGAATACCACATGTTAAGTTCTTTGGATCTCTCATAAACATAGCATCATGCGGAGCTATTTTTATATGTTGCGGATACCAAAAAGTCCATCCATTAAGAATCAATATGCTTATCTTTTCATCTAAAGTTAATTTATGCATTAGTGATCCTTTTTGATTTAATTAAACACTTCAAATAGTTTATGGATAAGTTCCTTCTCGGTAAAGCCTTCTAAGTGTATGGACAGCATAACGCCCCCTTCACGATCTGAATGCACCGAGACTCTTTGGATGCGTTTTTTGAAATTTGTGGTATCTTCAAATGCGGGTTCTTCTACTGTGGGTGATTTCTTAAATTTCTTTTGAACCAAATTATCAATAGATTCTCTGGTATAAACGCCTCTGCGAATACGTTCTGCCTTATGAGAATAATTGGCATTAAACGATTGAGTGGACACTCCAAACAGATCAGCCGCTTCACCTACGGAATACCCGTCTTTTGTCGAGTTTACTGATGTGTCTTTTATTTTGGAAGAATTTTTAACGTATTCTTGAATACGTTTTATGTCAAGTCCGAAAAAAATAATCTGCGTCAGGATCGATCTCTAATATTTCGCAAACATCGCGAAATATAGCGGGAAACAATCCTGTCTCTACTACTGCTTGTGTTTTTGTCATTCGGTAGCCTTTGTCAGACCGCCACAATATGAACAATACTTGAAACCATTGTCTTTAAGGCTTCCGTCAATGATATTAAAATATTGACCACATCCAGTTTTGTATGTGTTGTATTCGGGATCATCAACTTTCCACTCACATATCTTTTGCTCTTTAAGCTTTTCATTTTCCGCTTCGAGTTCTTTAATGCGGTTTCTTAGATTTGAGATAGTGAATCCGGCTTTATCTAATGCGGCTTTGGCTGCTTCTAGCATTGGTGATCCTTTTTCTGCTTATCAGCTGTACAGTAATAAACGGTTGGTTCTGCATACACAGTGAATTGTTTCTCACAAAGTGGGCAAATATAATCTTTATCACCCTCATAATGCTCAACTGACTGAGGGTTAATTTCTACATATTCTTCACAATATGGGCATTCTACTTTTTCCATAGGTGATCCTTTCTGATTTGTCACAAAATGAATACGTGCGTGTTGGTTGGTTGGACGTATTTAGTCTGGGGCATTTGGTGATAGATTTAGGGGGAGGTTATGCGGGGAGATCCCGCAATATTAAAAAAGGTTGTGTTTTTTTTGAACTTGATCCATAAATGCTATAAACTCTTCTTTTGTATCGAATTTATATACTTTACACTTATGGTAAAACCAATTATTATAATTTTCATTTACCAATAGAGATTTCATATCAGCGGTGATAGTTCGGATACTAAACCATGTTTTAATAGTTATATTATTAATCATCCATACTCCTTTTTGGTATTGTATCATAGGGGGAGGGCTTACGCCGCTTCGTCCAAGATAGGTACTTGTTTATACGGTGCGTTTTGATTCGCTCGAATGATCGCTTCCGCAGCGGGAGGGCATACGCTGTTTCCAACCATTCGCACCTGAGCTGTGCCGGTGATCGGTTTATTATCTACGGTTCGGTCGATGATGTAGTCCGGGCGGAAACCCTGCGCGTTGTAAAGTTCACGCGGTTTGAGCATTCGGAGGCTAATATCGATGATTTGGTATTTCAACCCTTTGATTGTTACTATCCCCATACACTCATCGTCGCTCAGGTCATCACCGCAATAGGTTTGGATGAACTCTCGAACGGCGATGATCCGTTCCATCGTTTCGCTATCCCACATCGCACCCGTGACCGGATCTAACACGATGTCCACTTTCGCAAATCGGTCTTTAGTCATAACTGTACGCAATGGATCGTCCATCGGTGAGCCTATATCCTCAGCATTTCCGTAGAAAGAGTTGAGATAGCTCGTGACTAATCCCTGGTGTGTTCCTGATGCCGTGATGGTATGTACCGGATCACTCATCGGGTAGCCGTAATTGGTTCCTCTGAATTTGACAGCGTGCGAAACACATAGTGCGGCTTTACCGTTGCCCTGAGTCGTGATCGTTCCGATAGGATCGTTCATACTACTTCCGATAGAGCTTTTGAAGTCGCGCACGATATGAGGCAATTGCACCATACGATTTTCGACCAATGCATGACGGTTCTCTGTAACAATAGTAGTCAATGGTGCTTCGGGTGACCATGATGCACTTTTAGAGCTTCCGTTATCGATTCCGATCAGTACCGGAGAGATAAGTGAATGTCTCAACCCACCGCTAGTAATCGTCGTTAACGGTTTATCCAGTGTCGCCCCTCTCCCGTCTGCCTCTCCGTTTCGTTCACCGAAATAAGTGCTGACGAATGGGGCGAGCTTGGCAGTTGATAGTGCATTATGATCCGCAGTTGTTACGGTAGGTAATGGATCATCAATTGAGCTTCCGACTACGCCTTTGTAATATTTCACAATCCACGATTGATCGACGGTGTATGGATCAGGGTTTTTAAATACGAACTTATTTAACCCTTTACTGATACGTCGTAATGAAGTATCTTTTAACGGTCGTTTGATACGGAGCTTTTTAGATTTGATCTCTTCGGTACTCATAAATATTGAGTTACCAGGTATAGACCAGTCGATGATCTCCGCTGCGGTTCTGAACGGTTTACGTTTACCGCTTTTTACTTCCGCGCTTTTAGGACCACCGTTGGTCGGTTCCGGCCATACTATCTCTTTACCGTCGCATCGCGCCACCATAAAGAGACGTTTGCGGATTGTAGGTGCTCCGAACTCATGCGCTTTGACTTCGCGCCACTCTACGTCATAACCGAGCTTTTCAAGTTCTGACACAAAGCGGGTAAATGTTTCGCCTTTGCGGATAGGGCAGGGTTGACCGTCATCGAGTACGGGACCCCAATCGGTAAACTCCTCGACATTCTCTAAATAGATTTGCGCAGGTTTTCGGAGTTTCGCCCATTTGACTACAATCCATGCGAGTGATCGGAGCTGTTTACATACCGGCTTTGATCCGCGTGCTTTTGAGAAGTGCGTACATGCCGGAGAAGCCCAAAGCAGACCGACGGGGTATTCAGGGAAAATGCTTTTAGGATCGACCTCGAAAACGTCCGCCGTGAAGTGCATAGTATCGTGATGATTCACTGTATGCATGGATATCGCTTCGGGGTCATGGTTGACCGCAACATCAGGATCACGACCGAGTGCGGCACGTATCCCCTCCGATGCTCCACCGCCTCCGGCAAAGAGATCGATGATGAGTCCGAATTCGGGATCGAAATGATTGAGCATGTCGATCATAGTGCGTTGGTATTTACTCATGATCTACTTCCCATAACTCAGGATTCTCAAAAACATTTCCTGCAATAACATCGCAATCACCATCAATATCTTCCCAATGATCAAGACCGTTTTCGTCCTTTGTAGGGAAGAGCTTGATATATCTAGGGGCAAAATATACGACCATACCACCATCTTGGAAGATATGGCCCTCGTAAATTTCGTCACCTTTCTTATCTCTAATTCCAATACTTTGGATATTGTCGATATGTACCCAATCCATCTTGAAGTATTCTTCATCATCACAGTTGAACTTAGTGAGAAAATCTTCTGATGTGAAAATATCATCCATCATAACATCAACCCCATAATTTTCAAACCCAAAGAGATTGGCTAAACTTGTGCAACCGCCATCGACTGCACAAGGGGTGGTCACATAATATTTATTTAGATGCTTTGAAAACATCACAGCTTTGTAGCTTGTTTCTCTTGAAAAACGTAATTCGTGTACCTTAATCATTGGAACTCCTCATAAACGACTTCAAAATCGGGTTGTCTTCGGATGTTTCAAAGGGCAGTAATTGGTACTCATCACATCTTGCGCTATATGCATCCATTGATATACCCATAAGCCCACACCATGTATGACCATCTTTTTCGAGTAGATAGTTGCACCCTTTACACCGTGTGTCTTTTTTCTCTTCCCGCTCCAACCGATCATACTCAGCCATTAAGAGAGATGCTGAGATGATGAGTTGTTTTTTGCGGGGGTGTTTTTCTTTTTTGAAATACTCAGGTTCCCACGGCCAAACATCTCTTAACCTTGAACCTGCTTCACTTACTGCTACTGGTTCCCAAATAAATAATGAATTTGCCGCATAACACGCCGCCGCATCTGCAAGTGATCCGTCCGTATGCTCATCATCGTGCTCACGTTTATAACCCTCGTCATTGATCTGACGGGCGCGCTCTTTTGCTACTAGCTCTAGGAAACTATTCATCATAAAACCTTTACTTTATTAATGTCAAATCCCTCACCTTCAAGTAATGATATGGTGCTGACAACTTCTGACATAAGAACCCCTTGACCAATAAACTCTTTTTTATGAAATCCATAAAAAATCTTGTTATTGATACCCTGAGTAATTTCATATTCTTTATATTTTGCTACGACCTTAGGCTCTTGGGGTTGTTTTTTCATCTGCGCCCCTTAGTGTATTTCGCATCCGGTGGATTTTCACCATATCTACGCTTCGATTTACTAGATGCAATACCGAGCCCCGAAAGGACAGCGACTACCGCCATCACCATAATTAATTCACACAATATGCAGTTTGCTAAAAACATCTCACGCCGCCTTATAAGAGATCATTTTGTTCGCACCATTCGAGGAGCTTTTCAAAATTGGTTTCAATGAGGTTCCAAGTAATAAACATCGTCTCTCCTTTTCTATTTCTTCAAGTATTCGCACGGCTTCGCCTATGCTGAGGGATTTGTACTTCATAGGATCTCCTCGATGGTGATTCTGTACTGTGTAGATGGGTCTAACTCTGAAATGATTTTGTCAAAATTGATAGATCCTACTGAATCTCCGCCTTTAGCAAAAATAGTTGAAATATGCTTCATTTTCCCGCGGGAAACTTTTGGCTCCGATTTCCCCGCCTCTTTAAAATCATCCCGCTTGATATCTCCGGCTTTGTAGCGATCATAGACCTTACACTGTTTGTCAGGATCTACACGGCTCAATTCTTGGAGGACGGATAGCCCGATATCGCTTTTGTTATCCTCGATGTCCGATTTGATCGTATCGTCGAGGTTTACACACGCGAACGCTTTGGAGACATACGAGGGCGGTTTGGCGATGGCTTGGGCGAGTTGTGTCTTTTGTTCGTACTGTCCGCTCTCCCATAACCGCACGATAGCCATAGCGATTTCATAATCGGTCAAGTCGTCGCGCTGAATGTTCTCGATCAGTGCCATTTCGTCGATGGATAGATCGTCTCGGTCGGTGACGATGGCACGGATGGTGATCGATGCGTTGATCTGATGTGCTCGGTACCGTCGCTCACCCGATATGATCATATACCCGTCGCTTTTGCGTGTGACGACTATCGGCTGCATCAACCCTTTTGCCTTGATCGATTCGGCAAGCTCTGAGAGTGAAACGGGGTCGAAGTGTTTGCGGGGCTGGTCGGGGTTGGGGTAGACGTGTGCTAACTCCAACTCCATCATCGCACTGATCCCTGACGTTCGTGGGGCGGTTTGGGCTGTAGCTTTATTTAGGGCTGATAAGTTCATCACGTACCCCTATGATCTCTTTACGACCTTGGAACCCATCGAGTTCATCAAATACACTTTTACCATCTCCCATCGTCGTTTTATAAATCTTGCGGGAACGTATTACCGTATTCAGCAAAACGATGTTTGTATCGGATATCGCTTCTCGGAGCGTGTCGAAGTTTTTCGTCAATGGGTGGACGTTGTTGAACACCATATAAAAATCGGCACTGCTGCTGATCTGAGATAGGATCGCTTTAAACGTCACGAACCCTAACACCTCGGTGATACTATCACTCACCGGAATGAGGATTTTATCGCTGTAGCGTAATGCCGTTCGGTTGATATCGCTATCGAACCCTCCGACATCGACGATTACGAAGTCATATTGTGAAGCCGAATGAGTGAAAAACTCGATCAGCTCCTCAGAGGTTTGAGGCTGGATCAGCTTTAACAGCTCACCGCCCATGAGGTTGATGTAGTGAAGAGTTTGCTGAAAGTCGAGATCGATGATTGCCACTTTTTTGTTTTTGAAGCTGTGAGCTAGATGCCACGCGAGAGTTGATTTTCCGACACCGCCTTTGGTGTGTGTGAGGGTGATTATCATTTGGAGTCCTTTAGCATGTATCGAAATTCATCTTTTATCTGGCACATCTTTCGTTGTGAGTTCCAAAAGAACTTATCACTCATTAGACATAATGGGGAACATTTCCCATCTTCTCTTTTTGCTACTTTATAGTCACACTTAACACTATCTTTTATTTCTTCGCCCATCACTTGACCTTTTTCGGTTAGATTTTCCCGCGGGAAATTTTGTAAGCTCTCTACGTGACTCAGCGAACCACAAAGGGAACCTGCGCCTCGTAGAAAGCTCGTGATGTGCCGCGAACGGCACGGGTTATACTTGGAACGCTTTAACATCCTCGATACCATCACAGATACTCTGCGTGAGTTGTCTACGTGTTTCCTCTTCGAGTTGGTCGATGTTGTAACAGATCAGCTCCGCAACAAACGCACCGTCTTGAGCACTTAGAAACAGCTCGGTTTCAAATCGTGTGGTTAGCTCTCGATCATTGGTGTAGATTGGAAATTCAAACGTGATGATCCGTGGGATCTCTACATTTGCTTTACCGGTTCGCACAGTTGCATCGATCGTGAATTTGTTTGAGGCATTACGCTGGATGCTGTCGATCGTCGTAACCCCCTGCAAGTTCTCTGCCATTTCGATGATGTCCATGTCGTCTGCTTTTTTGTTATCAAGCGCGACGATGAATGGCTCCATACGTTTTAAGAATCTGATGAAATCTTTTTGGGTGATTGGTCGGACGTTGTTGGATCGGTACTCTTTGTAATCATCGGCAAGTACCAACGGCATAGTCGCTGTACTATCTCCATAATCCGCCTTTTCAGCCGTGGTATAGTTAAACACTGCTTCTACTCTTCCTTCGTTATAGAAAAGCTTTGTAGCGTCCGTTTTGTACTCGGTCACAAATCCGATGAAGTCATCTTTATTGATGATCTTTTGGGAGACGACATGACGTGCCAAAGCGGGTTTAAAGTGGATAGGCTGTTTGGCCGTATCTATCTTGTAATCGTTATGGATGATGATTGAGCCATCTTCCAACGGTTCCATAGGCGGTCTGAATGCGTTCATTAGGCTGTTTAATAATTCTTTCACTGGTTAACTCCTGGAAGTATTTGTTGGTTTGGACGGTTACGCGATGGCATAAACGTTTGTTCGTTGACGAAGAAGCCTGTTTTGATCTTCGGTCGAGGGATGGTATGGCTTACATCTCCAACCATAGTGATCTGATCATCTGCTACTTTTGAAATCTCAAGTTTGATGGTGATCGTCGATTTCTTTTCCTGAATCATCGTGGCTTTCACACACTTTTTCAGCGCTCTGGCGGTGTTATCCGCAATGTCTCCGTTTCCAATAACTCTAAAAGCGTTGATAAACGCATCGATCTCAGAGGCGAAAACCTCGGGGTTCTGTTCCATAGTGATTCCTTCGGGTTAAGTATTTAATCAGGGCAGGCGCCTTACCCTCATATAGATACTCGATAATTAACAGGAAGGTGACAGTGCAGCACCTCCTATCAAACACTATAAGAGCTTTTTAAAAATGTCACTGTACGAAGGTATTTTGGATATACGCTTCACAAAACATACCACTACTTGAATGGAGAAGATATGCTTAATGAAACCCACCGCATCCGATGGGTAATAATAAGGAGTAGAAATGTATTGGGAAAGCTTTTTGTGAAACCTACTGTCTATCTTCGTACGTAGGCTTCATTAAAAACTCTTTTTCCATGGTGAAACCCTCTGATATAATGCTGTTGCAACACAAATCAAACAAAAGGCTTCATGATGAAAACTTCCGGTACTGTTATATGGTCAGATCAAAATCGTGGAATGTTTAAAGTACGATGCGAAAATGGGCGCACCGCATTGGTTGAGATTCTTGATACTATTGATATATCAATGGGTGATACCATCACAGGTGATTTGATGGATTACGGTGGTGATGTGGTATTACATAGCTCTGAGCATATGGAAGATTTCGATGCTATGATTCAGGACTTAGATTAGAGTAGACTCTTTTTTAATAAGTACGGTTGTCTTATTGCGACTAAGTGCTGCGTAGGCGATAATGGTTACTGATGCTATGATTGAAATAATTACGGGATCGCTCATATCTTCTCCTTGAGTATTTTGTAAACCACCTCGAGAGATGATTTATTAAAAACTCTTTTACCACTGCTGCGTGGCTCAGTCACCCTCACGGCAACTCATCCCAAACCAGCACCACCGATCAACGGTTTCTTTTCACTGTAGGGTTCTCAGGGCAACTCGCCCCGTATTTTGAGCATAGGCTCAATAGATCACACCAATGTGTGTTCTATGAAACTATTTTGATGTCGTGAGCGCGGCAGTAGGTGTGGAACCCATTGCAATTCTTTTTTAGGTACTCATAAATCTTTTTATCGAGGGGCGTGCTTTTTCCGTCTCGAACCAGTTTGTCGTGTAGGCGTTGTTTGATAGATGACGGTTTAGCCTCTATCTCTTTCGCTGCTGTTTCTAAACTCTTGCCTGAGATGAGCAGTCCGAGTTTTACATTTTGATAAAGAGATAGGTCTTGGTTAAAAGCCATATTTGTCAAACCTTTTGTGTAATGTGTACGATGCGCTATAATCTTGTTTACGTTATGCAAACGTAAACGGATGAAAGCATTATAAACAGTTTTATGTTTATATGTCAAGAGGAAAAACAATAAAATGTTCAATAGTGAAATAGCAGAACGATTAATTGCAGCTCGAAAAGCTCTTGGATATAGTGATCAAAGAGTTTTTGCCCCGCATATTGGGGTATCTTGGAGAACTTTACAAACGTATGAGCAGGGTACAGTAAAGAAAATGCCGCTGGGTTATATTGAGACACTGAATAAACAGTTTAATGTTTCAAAGGATTGGATTTACACCGGAAAAGGGTCAATGTTTATTGAACATGGGTCTATTAGCCAGTCTATTACCGGAAATAGCAATAATCAAATCAACGGATCAAATAATACCGTGCCGGGTGATACAACACAAAAAGAGCATGCTTATGCGGCACTAGATCAGGATGATATGATTGATATCCCCTATCTGCACGATGTTGTTGCATCTGCAGGTGGAGGGGCGATCATCCCAAATGAAATTGATGATACTGTGATTAAATTTTCTGCATCATTTTTAAAAGACTTTTTGAGGGTAGATCGATTTAATGGTATTCATCTGATAAGTGCTACCGGAAACAGTATGGAACCGACTATCGTACCAGGTGAGCTACTGATGGTTAACCCATACGAGAATGAGAACTGTCGGACAAAAGATGGTGCTATTTATGTAATAATCTGTACTGACTCCGTTTTTGTAAAACGTGTATATCGAAATCCGATCACTAAAGAGATGAAGTTGATCAGCGATAATAAAGAGGTAGATGATATTATCATCAAGGGTGATGACCTTGATGGATGTAAGATCATCGGGCGTGTAGTAGGGCATTTTGATAAATTATAAAGGGGTATAATGAATAATCAAAATATAGAAGGAAGTAATAATATTCAGATTATCGGTAATGGGAATACCATAAATGTATTAGGCCCATTCCAAATAAATATAAATTCGTATGCTGCTGAGATGGCAATGAAATCTTCGCCGAAAGTATTTAGACTTATGAACTTTTTTGTAGATATGTCAATGATTGGCATTTTCTTTGTCCTTATGATGTCTACGACCTATTTTGCAAAAGAGTATCTTGGAAGTCTGCTTTTATATGGCACTCCAATGATGCTAATGTTTTGGTATTTTTTGCCTTATTGGTATCCATCGCTTTTTGGTACTATATTTTGGGATAAAATCAGTATGGGCGAACGTAACAGAATTGATTTTAGAGATATTCATAATATGCACTGGGTTGGTAAAAAAGTTCATATTAATACGTTCGGAAGAGTAGATCACGAAATTGAATTTGTAACTGTAGCAGGGGCAAGAGATTTATTTAATGCTTTTTCTATTTATGTGAAGTTGGGGTAATTGAAAGTTATTTTACGGATGCAGAGGTAGGGGGTTGTATTTCTTTAGGGTCATCTTTTGCTATATCTTTGCAGGATACAAATAATGATTTGCAATTCTTTTTATCCTTAATAATTCGTTCATATTCTCGATGTTTACCAACCCATGAGAATATAGCTGTTTCTGGAGAACAATCTTTCATATTAACCATAATACGAAATTGAGTATTTGGAAGAATAGTAATAGAAATCAGATTTTGTGAATCTTTGCACGAAATCTTATGAGGTCGTAGTTTTGGGTTTTTTGGATCATCCTTAAAAAGATCCCGTGTTGCGATATACTGATCCATGCTGAATAAACCAGCATCGATCAGCTTTTCACGCATTCTGAAGAAGTTCGAAGTCGCTTTTACTGTTAGCATATGCTTGAGCTATCTTTTGTGAAATTGCAAATTTTATATTTACCATAGTCGAATATAGCTCATCAAATGCATTTATAAATGTATCGCGTACAGGATTTGGAAAAGATGCTATATCTTCTGAATCAAGTATAAATTCGATATCAGGTAATACTTCATCAATCAAATTAAAGAATTGATTCAAAATTACTTCGTCTTTTTGAACGTCATTGATGTAGTACAAGTCTACAAAATCACGTATTTGTTCCATCTTTGCATTATACTCATGCGCTTTGCTAGTAACTTCAAAAGCCTTTGACTCAAATTTTTTGAGCTCAATTTCAAAATTTCTTTTTCTCAAATATTTTGAGAAATGATTTGAAGCAGCTTCATATAGTTCTTTGGCAAGGGACGGTTGATTTTGAAAATAAACATTGTTTACTGCCAACATTTACAACCCCCTTAAAAAGTTGCGGAATTATACCGAAATCCGCTTAAGTTTCGTTTACGTTTTGATAACGTAAACACGCTATTTATTTTGAACGTTGTCGTGTTAGATGATACCCACTATATCGGCTAAAAGTACATAAAAAGTAACTTTTAGTATTGCGAATATTACCGTTAGTAACATTGCTTAAAATATCTCTTTCACTGTCGCTTACTGTAATGCAACAATCATTCCAAAAATAGTGCTTATTTTCCCGCGGGAAAATTTAGCTAAATACTGCTGCTTGTAATTTAGTATAAGTTTTGCTATCTGTAGTAGCAAGCATCTTTCTACCGTCTTTGAATTTGGCAACGAAAGTAACTTCTTTACCTTTTCCACCGAGTAAAAGTCCGGCTAATAATCCAACGGGTCCCAAGGCTATAGCACCAGCTGCACCCCAACCTATAGTCCCACCTACTTTTTTAACACTCTCTTCGTTTGCCATTTCAACTGATGATAATTTGTCTAGGGTGATTGATTCACCCATCCATGGGTGTTCTTTCGATTTCATCGTCAAAACACTAAACATCCCAAGTTCACCCTCAGTGAAATCACCTGCATGTACTTTTATCTTACTCATGTTTCCTCTTTAAATAAATTTAATCCAGTGTTCTTCAGACACAATGCTGATAGACGTTTTCCCACTCTCTCTAATCTCTACGGCAGACTCTATCTTCCGTCCATAGGTTGAATGTATCCAGTCACGGCTTCCAACTATCCCAATGATTAGATAGTCGGTGCTCAATGTCGGGTTTTTAACACATTTCCCGCCCTTGCTCTCTATGAGCTTTGTTACATTATCCCTCGATCCTACCGTAAAGGATCCGGTCAAACAGAAAACCCGTTCTGCAAACTCGATATTAGGTTGCGGGTTATCTAGCGGTAGAGAAGAAGCCATGCTCGAAATTTCCTCAGGTGCGTCTCCCCCTGTTATCTGAGTAATTAGTTTTAGTAGGTCTTGTTTTTCATCATTATCCAAAAACCCGTCGGATAAATGAAGCCTGATCCGCTCGTATAGAATATTTGCCGGCCATGCACTTGCCGCATCCTGATTTGACTCTAGCCACTTTAGAATAAACTCTGCTTCGGGCTGTGATACTTCTCCATCCGCTATTACACCTTTACATATCCCTATCAGTTCATCAATGTTGCGCTCTGCCCGTCTAGCGGCTCCGATAACGTTTAAAACAGGTTGCGCGGTACCAGGATCAAGAATTATCTTTTTGTAATCCATCTATAACCTCCTAAAATTTAATATAAACAATTTAATGTTGACAAATAAACAGTTTTATGTTTATAATGTCGAACCAATCAATTTATCTGAGCGGCGATTGGACCTTCGGGGCCGCTCTTCAGATAAGTGCCCAAAGGACTATATAATGACAAATACTCAACCTATCGGAAAGCCTAGACATACTATTGCATCTATAATAGGGGACGAAGGACTTTTTGCCCTTGAATCTGCCGGATTCGTTGTTATGACGCGATCAAAACGTAAAGAACAGCGGTTGCTTTTAAAGTTTTATCGCGAAGAAAATAAAAAGCTTACTGCTGCTTTATCCACTCTGACAAATCTTCAGGCGCATCAATGTCACTAATATCCCAATCATCATATCCAGTGGCGTGTTGCGCAACATCATCGGCTGCTTGGATAGCAGATATATACCCACCTAAAAGCTCATTTTCTATAAAAAGTCCCCATCTTCCATTGTTAGGTTTTATTCTAAATATACCAAGTGAAGTTTTTAGAAAATATTCCATTGCAAAAGCCTTTTGTGTTGTTTTTTGTAGCAAAAAGATTATACATCAAAAGGCTTTTAGAGTGGAAAACTCTACCAAAAGGAGATTTCATGCCATTGCCTAAAACACCATGGCTTTATCGTGCCGTTGATAATGCTATCAATAAATTCAGTGATCGCCACTATTTAAACGGTCGTAAACATTTCGCCCATAAGCTCGGATACGATGGAGCAAACGGTGATATTCAGATCGGTTCAATGCTCAACACTTCTACTTATAACCCATCAACTCCAAAAGCAATGTCCGTAGATCAACTCGCCATTTTACTCGATGAGCTTGGTCCTGATAAAAAATTCATACTTGATGCTATTGCCAAAGAGTGTGATGGAATATTCAACTTCAGTGCACCTGCATCTGTAGAAAATGAATCTATAAAAGATGAATTGCTAAATATTGCCGCTTTTGCCGGCTCACTTTCTTCAAAGTTTCTCGAATATAAAAACAATGATGGCGTGATCGATGAGGATGAGGCCAATGAGCTGGAACGTGTAGCCTATGAAACACGCCAGCATTTAAAAGCTTTTGAAAATATGGTTAAAAAGCATAGAAAAGAATGTGAGGAGTAGGGGATGGCACTAGCAACTAAGCGTAATGGGATGGTAGGTGTAATCCTAGACTACCTCAAAAATGGGAATGAGATCACCGCTATCGAAGCGGCAAAAATGTGGGATGAGTTGAATCTACGAAACAAAATTTGTATTTTACGATCTGATGGGTGGCCTATCCATAGCCGTGAAGAGAAATCAAAGAATGGTGGATTTTATAAGGTGTATTTTCTTGATGGTGAGAAGAACTAATGAACGAAGAGGAACTCTATAATCTCGCTTTTGAGCGCTCGGTACTATCCTCGATTATCTTTGATCCGGCATCGTTTAAAGAAATCAGTTTAAGCGCAAACGATTTTTATCTATCAGCTCATCAAAAAATCTATGAGGCTATGGTTTCACTCGATAAAGAAGATCAACCGATCGATGAAGAGTTTATTCGATCTTATCTCTTGCCTCGTGGTAGTTTTGATGAGCGTGTTATGGTTGAGATACTTACAGCGAACCCGATATCTAACGTCCGTATGTATGTTGCTAGGATACGAGAGCTTGCACAAATGCGTGCACTTGTATTGCTTGGGGTTCATTTAAAAAGTCAAGAGTTTGTCGAGGTATCTGCTGCGCTTAATTATGCGGAAACATCCCTCAAATCAATCATTGATATGCATATTGGTGGCGGGATAGGTTGTGTATCCATCACTGATATTCCCGACGGTCAAACAGAATTTATTCTAAAATACTGGCTCCCATTCCCTCGCGGTACTGTCTCTATGATCGCCGCACCTGGAGGAACAGGTAAGAGTTGGACGGCTCCTCAGATAGCATTTCGATATTGTGATGAGTCTCAATACTCTAAAGTAGCTCTTTGGCTCTCTGAAGACCCTATGCACGAAACCAAAAACCGCGCTAAATCTGTAGCTATTGATGTTCTTCACACTTCATTCTCACAATACAAAAATGTACATCTCATCACCGAACGCCCTCAGCCTATCATCAATAATGGCAAGTATGACCCGCAACGTTTCTACCGTCTGCGTAAATCACTAAAAGGCTATGATCTAGTCATCTTAGACCCTATGCGTGCCTTTTTCGGAGGCGATGAAAACTCAAACAGCGATGCCAATATTTTTATGGGTCCGTTCCAAGATTGGGCAGCGGAAGAAAACATCACTATCATATTTCTCCATCATAGTAAAAAGAACAATGATGATGGTATGCACTCAAAAGCGCGTGGAGCGTCTGCATTTGTCGATGCATGCCGTACTGTGTATGAGATCGGCAAGGTGTACAAAAACGCACGTATCGGCGAACTAGACATGGACAACCAACATATGAGAGAGTTTATCTTGTCAAAGGACAATTTCGGTGCAGTTAGAATGCTCGGAGGCTACAAAGTTCAGAAACATATTACCCCAAAAAGCAGTGCACGTATTACAGCGGTGCAGATTGACTTTCAGATCAAAGAAGATGATATGAAGTTTACAATGCCGGAGATTAGAGAATGAGTGCACGAATGAACTACATTATGCTCCCTGTGGATTATGTTCGAGGGCTTCGCACATCGGTAAGAGGTAGAGTAAAGGCTAGAGCGTTTATGGAATATTTTGATGATCTAGAGTTGGGGGATCATCACTCAGTACAGTTTTATGCTACATCATGGGATGTTAGCAAATCAACAGCTCATGATTGGTTAAAAGACTTTCGCCATGAAACAGATAGGTTTTTAAACTATTGGATTCTAAAAAATGAGCAACACTATAGCTATGCAAAAAATCAAACCGAACGAACCGAACGACAGCAACCGAACGAATCGAACTGGGATAAACCCCAAAATATAGGCGTTTTTGAATTATATACCGAACGAACCGAACGACAGCAACCGAACGAAGTATTTAATTCTAATGATGTTGTTGCGCGTGAAGATAATTACTTGACCGACATGGAGTTCTCCGACCTATGCTTCATCTATTCAATGAATGGTGGTAACGTTGGTAAAAAGATGGAAGTCTATGAGGTTTATAGATCTGTTAACGTAGACCCTGATTCTCTTAAAATGGCATCTATGGAATATCTACACAGTGATGTATTCAAAGGATATTACAACCTCAAAAACTTTTTATCGAATGACACTTATCTGAAATATATGCCTAAGCGCGTGAGTATCAATTACGATGGTAGATGGGTCGATATGAACTACCACTCAGATACTGGGGAACTCATAGCTGATAATGGTGCTAAAGGAATGTTGACCGCTAAAGCGATGATGCAGAAATATAAAGATGGTTCTTTGAAATTCATAAAACCAGTTGGGAGAGTGGCATGATCAAGATGGATGCCAACTTCAAAGAGATGAACTCATTCATCGGCTCACTTCATCAGCAACTCAACTATGGTGCTTCGGTTGGGTTGAATAATCTTGCAACTCATATGCGTGATTCAGAACTTGCAGGGGCGAAGAACTCTCTGACGTTACGTGGTCGATGGTATGAACCTCGCTCACGTTTTGGGTTCAATGTTAAGTTTGCAAAGAAGAATGATCTAAATTCCTATGTCTATACTCGTGCTGATTGGTTGGTGCTTCATGCTGAGGGAGGAACTAAGACGGCACGTGGTCGTATTGCCATCCCTACCGCTGAAGTCAAACGTAGCAAGCGCGATATTATCACCCGTGCGAATCGTCCACGTAATGTGAAAGGATCATTTTTAATTCATACTAGCAAAGGTGATGCGATTGCAGTTCTCAAAGGTAAAGGGAAACGATCACGATTGGTAATTCTTTATTGGTTAGAAAAACAAGCGAAGATCAAAAAGGTATATGACTTCTATGAGATTGGGAGAAAAGTCTATGACCGTAATGCTCAGCGCTATCTTGGTGATGGGATTGATATTGCATTGAGAGGTATGAGATGAAAAGGTACTCCGGCAAGAAGCACCCTGCGGGGGGACTCTCCACTTCGCAAAGTCTCTATTTTATGAGTGCTGAACTTCCTAAACTTTCCATCAACGGAATGTTTACTAAACAAACAATAGGGTAGATCAATGGTGAATTTAATTACTGCTTCACAATGTTTGAAAAAGCTTGAGACAGATGGTATTAAATATACAAAAGGGTATTTTTCCCAAATGACAAGCGACGGTAAAATACCGTGGCACCCAAAATCTGATAGTCCGAAAAAATTCTATATTTATGAAGAGGTTATTCAAGCAATAAAAAATACTCAAGATCCAACTCGTGATGCTCAAAGAGAGGCAAATGAGCAGAAGCGCACAGAACCTGTCGATTTGTTTGCGGCCGTAGGAACGTATGAGAGCGTAGCTGATATGGATGATGATGAACGTGAGGCTTATGACCTTGAATGTAAGAGAGAGATTGATGAGGCTCGTAAGGCTAGAGAGGCCGCTTTAGCAGCCGGAGCAAAAGATACCGGCGATAATGAAGAAAAAAACCTTGGATCAATGAAGTTGAACGATGTAAAAATCGCCAAAGAGTATTGGTTGGGTGAAAAAGCAAAAGCCGAAGTCGAACAGATGAAAAAGGTACTTATCCCTAAAAATGAGGTTGCGGGAGTTATCGAGTTTATGATCTCACCGATCAATACAAAACTTGACGAAATACCGCATAAGATGAGGGCTAATTTTAGTGATTTTCCTGATAATCAATACCGTTGGTTGATCGATCATATTAATCACCTAAAACAAGAGCTTCATAACAGCGGGAAAGAGCTGCTATGACTATGATTATGAGCCCACGTCAGCTAGAGCTTGCAGCGTTTGGTCTAATGCTATTTAAACCAAAGCCAATTTTGAGCGGTAGTGAGTGGGCTGATGAGTATTTTTATCTCTCTCCAGAGTCAAGTGCTAGACCCGGAAAGTGGAAAACGGACCCGTGGCAAAAAGAGATACTCGATGAGATGACCAATACCACTACTCCTTTTGTGTCTGTTGAAAAATCGGCACGCGTTGGGTACACAAAAATGCTCAATATTGGGCAAGGATATTTTATACACCAAGACCCATGCTCAATACTACACGCTCAACCAACCGACGGAGACATCATAGGGTATGCTGAGGATGAATTTGAGCCTATGATACGCGACAATGACGTTATACGCGAAAGAGTGAATACCCATAACGCTAGAGGGCGTAATAAGAGAGAAAAAACGGTTAAAAAAATGTATCCTGGAGGAATATGGGAGGGGATCGGAGCGCACTCTCCTCGTAATTTTAGACGGAGAACCAACAGAGTCACAATGGGGGATGAGATAGATGGATGGGAATTCGAAGCGGGTAAGGAGGGTGATCCAATAGCATTGTTCCAAAAACGATCACAAGGATTTTGGAATAGAAAGAATATTTTGGGCGGTACTCCAACCCTTTTAAAGATTTCAAAAATTCATAAAAGGTTTGAAAGCGGTGATGGACGACGTAGATTTTTGCCATGTCCTCATTGCGGTCATATGCAAACGATTGAATTTGAGAACATTCGATATCAGATCGATGAGAATGAAATGCTTATTAAAGATTCGGTTGTGCTTGAGTGCATAAGCTGCTCAGGGCTCATAGAAGAGAACCAAAAGATGGAAATGGATGAAAAGGGTAAGTGGATAGCAGAGCGTCCATTTAACGGTCACGCTTCATTTCATATATGGTCAGCGTATGCACATGATCCAAACTATCGATGGTACCACATTGTTCAGGAATATCTTGATAGTAAAGATGATGAGCTAAAACTAAAAGTGTTTACTAATACGGTACTCGGTAAACCTTGGGAAGAAAATATTGAAAAGAATCAGCCCGAAGATCTTCTATCTCTTAAAATCGATTTACAAGAGGGGGTAATTCCACTAAAAACAGCTGCGGTAGTGATGGCAGTTGACGTCCAAAAGGATCACTTTTGGTTTGAGATCAAGGCGTTGATGTATGGAAACGGTGCTCATCTTGTGCGTTATGGCCGATTAGAGACGTGGGCTGATGTAGAACTCGTTATGAGAACTCCGTATGAGGGGGTTATGGGCGAGAAACACGCGGTTAGAATATGCGCTGTTGACTCAGGATATCTCACGGACGAGGTTTATGAGTTCTGCGCTATGAACTCCGATATCTGTATCCCTACAAAGGGGGGCAATCATAGTATGAGCACCCCATACGTCGTTAGTAATGTGGACAAAGACGTTAAAGGACGTCCGGTCGCAACAGGATTGAAACTTTACAGACTCGATACGGGGTATTACAAAGATATTCTCGACGCGAAGATCAAACGCTCTATCGATGCGGTAGCACTCGGTGAGACGGCAAAAAATAATATGCTTAGCTTTCACATTGGAGTGGATGCTCTGTATATTAAACAATACACTAGTGAATACAAACATATCGAAGTCAACCCTAAAACTGGGGTAGAAAAAAGCGACTGGCGTCCCGTATTCGAAAAAGCGTATAACCATCTATGGGACTGCGGAACCTACATAACATTTTTAGGTGAGTTGCTCGGTATTCGATTTTTACCAAGTGAACCGATCGAAACCATAGCTCGACGCCGTGAGCGTCGCGTACCACGTCATAACGATGATGATGAATCAAACTATTAGGGGGAAATTATGAGTTTTTGGGATGGAAGAGAGAATATTAATAAGCGTCCGTCAGTTGAGCGAAGAACTGAGAGGGTAATACACCATTGTATGGAAAAATACTCCATCGGAATCGGTCAAGCAATCGAAAAGATCATGAAAGAAAAGCTTTATGATGAACTTTTGAGCGAACTTTCAGAGATTTATCCCGACATTTTAACCGCTTCATAATCGTAAAAACCACTAATTTATCAAAAAAATCACTAAATTTTTACAAATTTAACAAACTTTTTTAGCCGTTTTTTCGGCTGTTTTCTTGTAAAGGTTAAAAAAACAAACTTTTAACCTCCTATTTTGCGAACTTTTACGCTACTAGCAAAAAAACAAAAAAAAGTTTAGGTCTAAGTTTTTTGGCCTAAACTAATTTTTTAGATTCTGCCAAACTGCCACCATACTTTTAGAAAGGGTTGGTTTTGGCAAAAACACTAGGGCAACAACTTGACGCTGTTCAAGCTGCAATCGAAGCGGCAGAGGGTTCTCAGAGCTATGAGTTCGAGGATCGTAAACTTACCCGTGCCGACTTAGCCACCCTTTACCGCCAAGAAAAAGACCTAATCTCAAAAATAGAGATCCACGGTCGAAACTACACCCCAGGACAAAACACATCCCCTATGAAAACGAGAGTTCATGTTCAGTTTTCTTAAAAATCCATTTTCCCGAGGGAAAATTAATCGCGGATTTTATGAGGGCGGTAAACGTACTGGGAACAATCAAGATTTTTATAATGCTAACAGCGATTTTGAGAGCACTGCATCCCCTGATCGTGACACGATGCGTGCTCGGGCACGTTGGCTCCATGAAAATAATGCGATCATGGCGAATATCGACGGCACTATCGTCCGCAATAGCATAGGGAATGGATTTACTTTCCAGTCAAAAACGGGGAAACCAAATATCGACAAACAAATTGAATCGTTATGGGATAAGTTTATCAAGCCTGAGAACTGTGATGTTACTCGCCGTCAGCATTTTGGTGATATGCAGTCACTTATTTTATCCCAGCGCATGTGTGACGGTGAAATAGTTATCAAAAAGCACCTTTCAGGCAAAAAGAGCAATCCTTTTCAAGTTCAGCTTATCGAAGCCGATAGATTTGATGTGTCCTATAAAGTTCGTGTTGACAACTCGAATGTTCTAAGCAGTGTCGATGGTATCGAACTCGATACACTAGGTGCTCCACAAAACTATGTTTTCCGCGATGGGCTTATGAGCTCAGTAAAAGTCCCATCCGACCAAGTAATACACTATTTTCGTATGGACAACCGTGCGACTCAGTATCGCGGATTGTCTGAATATAAACAGGCGATTGTTGATCTTCGTAACTTCGCAGGGTATCAGACCTCCACACTAAAATCTGCACGAGCACGCGCTAGTGTTGCTTATGCTGTAGAAACACCAAATGTGCAAGGGCATATTAGTGGGTTGCTTAAAAATGATAGTCAAACCCCAGACCCTATCTATGATATCAATGGTGTAATGGTTCACTACCTAAATAGTGGTGAAAAAATGCACCAATTTGACCCAACGATCAAAGGGACTGAATACGGAGAGTTTGTTCGATCGTGTGTTCGTCTCATTGCCGTTGCTCGTAAAGTAAGTTATGAGCTCGCTTTTCGTGATTATTCTCAGGTCAATTTTTCCAGTGCACGTGCTTCATTTATTCAAGATCATAAACGGTTCAATAATGAGCAGTGGCACATGGTGACGTATGTGCTTAACCCATTATTCGAATCATGGCTCGATGCTAACGTCATGGCTGGGAATATAAAAGGATTGGGTGTAAGTGCTTATTTCCTAAATAAATCTGATTTTTGTCAGCCTCGCTGGGTGGCACCCGCTCGTGAATGGGTTGACCCGCTCAAAGACATCAATGCAATCCAAAAAGAAATCGACATGGGTATCACCACCATCTCCGAAGTTGCCGCTGCACGAGGTAAGGATTTGGAAGATGTAATCGCTGATCGTGTCAAAGAGAATAAGATGCTAAAAAAAGCGGGAATTTTAACAAAGGAGGAAGCGAATGCCTAAAAAATTAGACCCAGAACGGTTACTGAAAAACGTCGAATTTGTACGTGCTCAGATCGAGCCTGGTTCTGTTAATTCGGAAGAGCGGCGAATTACATTGCTCATATCTACTGAAACACCAGTTCGACGTTATGACCCGTGGAGTGGTCAATACTATGACGAGGTTTTATTACATGGACCTGAGAATGTAGACCTTACCAGAGCTTCTACTGCAAAACTGCGATGGATGCATGGAAATGGGCAATACGGGGAACTTCCCCTCGGGAAGTTAGAAAATGTAATACTCGCTAACCGACAGCTTCGGTCTGAGGCGGTGTTCTCACGAGCCAACCCTGATGCAGATATGTTTTGGGGAATGGTAGAGGAGGAAACACTTACCGAGATTTCGGTAGGTGGGTCTAAAAAAGAGGTACGTGTTACTGAGCGTGAGGGAAATATCCCACTCGTAGAAGTAATATTATGGGCATTTCACGAAGCTTCGCTCGTGGATATCGGTGCCGATCCGAGTGCAGGAATCGGTCGAAGTGAAAATCAAACAAAAGGGGAAATCGTGAACGAAAAATTGGAAGCGTTACAACGCCAACTCGAAGAACTGAAAAATCAAGGTGCGGACCAGTCTGCTATTGAGCGTAAAAATCAAGAGATCCAAGTAGCAATGATTGCACTTGCTGATGAGAACAAAGAGCTTAAACGTGTATCCGGTATTCGTGATCTCGCAGAAGCTAAACCTGGGATTATGGATAAAGATGGAGTACAACGGTTTTTGGATGATAAAACTAAAACTCCTGATGATTTCGCACGTGCTTTACTTGATAAAGCTACTGAACAACAAACAAATGTACCGTTTGAGCGTGGTGAAGCCACTCCGCAGGTATATGTGATTGGTCAGCAAAACCACAGTGACATGATGCGTGCGATCGGGGATTCTCTAATTATGCGAGCAGGGTTGAATGTTACCGATGCGCATAAAGACGTCGATCAGTTCCGTGGGGCATCGATGTTAGAGATCGCACGTATGGTTACCGGATATACCGGGTATGACAAAAACGAGTTGATCAAACGTGCGATGAGTACAAGTGATTTCCCTACATTGCTCGGAAATGTGGCAAACCGTGTTCTCTCCGTCGCTTATGAAGAGGAAGCAGGAACATTCGATATGTGGACCATTGCTGAAGATGTAGCTGATTTCAAAACACGTACTGAAGCTAGACGTGACCGATTGGGTGGTCGCCTGCGTAAACTGACAGAGGGTGGTGAGAAGAAAAATAAAGAGACATCAGAGAGTGCAGAATCATGGCGTATCTACTCGTACGGTGAATCTTTGAAAATCAATCGTGAGATGTTGATTAACGATGACCTCGGGGCATTTAACAACATTATTCTTGATTTCGGTGCAATGGCAAAGCGAACTGCAAACGGTCTTGTTTATGATCTGCTTCAAGCAAAAGGTGAATTCACAAACTACAAAATGGCAGACAACAAAGCTATTTTTGATGCAGCGCATGCGAACTATACCTCTACAGGTACAGCATTATCTACTGATTCACTTACCGTTGCACGTACATTGATGCGCCGCCAAAAAGATAAATCAGGTACAGCGCTAAGTATCGCACCTAAATTCCTGATCGTTGCTCCAGAGCAAGAGACATTGGCTCTCCAACTAATCACCAGTGAAACGCAACTTGGGCAAGCAAATGCCGGTGTAAAAAATCCGTTCCGAAATGCTGTAGATGTTATTGTTGAATCTGAGCTCGCTGCAACTGCATGGTATATGGCTGCTGTACGACGTACATTGAAAGTCGGTTATCTGCAAGGTACAAACCGCCGTCCTATTGTGGCTGAAAAGAGCCGTGATCTTAGCGGTGTCGAGTATGAGTGTGTGTTTGATTTCGGTGTATTCGCCGAAGATTTCCGCGGTCTTTACAAAAATAACGGTCAATAAGGAGTAACCAATGGTAAAAGAAGCAATTGAAGTTCAAGAGGGTGATGTAATCGATTATACCTGTCCGGGTGCGATCGATGTAGGTGATGTTGTGCCGCTCGGCACCGGAATGATCGGTATCGCAAAAACAAGCGGTCTATTAGGTGAGGTTATCGCACTTGATATCGAGCGTGTGTTTGAAATCAATGCGACTACTGCTGATGTAATTACTGTCGGGGATATTGTTTATTTCGATGCAACAAACCGATTGATTACTACGACTGCAACGTCAAATTCTCGTGCAGGTCGTGCAGTAAGTGAAAAAGCCGCTGCAACCGCAGGGACTGTGTTCGTCAAAATCAATGCGGCTTGAGGTGTGTGATGTTTGTAAAAATCAAATATCATGAAACATACCGAGGTAAAAAGCACGAAGCGGGTGCGGTGATCGAGGTCGGAGACGATCTCGGGGGGCGTATGATCTTGGCTGGTAAAGCTACACGCGCCTCTAAGCCTGAAAATGAGATCACAGCCGAGTCAATCGAAGCTATGGATTTTAATGATATCAAAAAACGTATCTCTGAACTGAAAATCGAAACGGTGAACGGCAAAAAAGATACATTGATCGCTGCACTTAAAGCGCATTACGGGGTATAGCTATGAATTTTAAAGACCAACTCGCAGCTGATATGGAAAACGTGTTTATGAACTCGGGTGAGCTTGCTGATTCGGTAACGATTGACGGTGAGTTAGTATCAGGGTTTTTGCTCGAGCAATCGGGAGAAATGGAAGAGTTGGTCAATGTGCTCAAAGTGGCTTCAAGTACAGCCATCACCGCTGATTCAGTGATCATCGCAAAAGGTAAAACATACGGTGTTGCAAGCGGTCCACATGATGATGGTTTTGGATCGGTAACGGTCATTTTAGGTACGCCAGTATGATTGGCGAAAACGATGTAAAAACACGTATCAATGATGCGATTCGTCCTATCGTAAAGACGGCGGATGTTTTCGTATTCCGACGCACACCAGTTGCAGCAGCACTCAAAGAGGTTGTATTTGCGGTCAAGGTCAAGCGTGATGCAGATATCGGAGAGTCAATGATAAATGCGTTGATGACGTTGGGGAATGCGGGTGATATCAACTTCCCTGATAAGATCGAGTTTGCCGAAAGTACCCTCGATTTTAATGACGGGTTGGAACACGAGTATTTTATGGTCAAAGCGACGCTTTGGTCAGGAGTTTGATGTGAAAAAACAAAATATCAATATCGCAGAGGTGACGCTTACGATCGAGGACGGGACGACCATCATCATCGAAGAGGTCGAATATAGCGGGGTGGTTACGGTCGATGAGGCCACTGCCCAAACGCTTAAAAGTACAGGAAAGGTAAAAGACGATGGCGACTCAAAAGACGCTTAAAAATGTCACTCTTGTTGGTTTTGGTAGTGTGCCATCCGCAGCAGATGTGGTTACTACGACCGGTGTTGTATTTGTAAATGCAAAAGTTAAATCAGGCGAGTATAAAGACAATGGTAACGGGATGATGGGGGCTACAAAAACCTTTATCGATCCAAACTGGGTTAATTCAGAGTTTGATATCCCCGTGCAAATGAAAAAAGCATCTGCGCTAGGTACCGCGCCAAGTATTAGTAAGCTTCTCAAAATCTGCGGGTTAGCTGAAACGATCACAGCCGCAACAAAAGTGGAATACAAACCTGGTGGATCAGATGAAGGTACTGGACAGATTAAAGTCTATACCGATGGGTATGTACGAGCACTTACGGGTGTTTATGGAAATATTAAAATCAGCGGTAAAGTAGGTGAGCCTTTATCTGCTACGGCATCAGTCAAAGGGTTTATGGCCTCTGCGCAAGCAACAGCTGAAGTCAACCCCACCGTTACGCTTGATGAGAATATGGCTCCACTGGTAACAAAGGTTACCGTATTGACTGTGGGCGGTACTCAGCTCAATGCGGATAGCTTCGATTTTGATATGGGGAATGAGATTAAAGAGCTATATGCGATGGATTTATCTAAGTATTACTTAGTAGATTTCGATCCTACAATCACTATCACTGCAGTTAAAGAAAAAGGTACCGATGAGCAGGCTTGGATTGATTATGCGAGCGGTACTGTTCGAGCCATAGTCATCCAAGTTGGAGCGTTGGGATCTATGATCGAATTGAGTATCCCAAATGCGATGCTCAAGGACGTGTCTGAAAATGATGACTCAGGAAACGTGAAAATTTCCCGTACTTTCCGAGCTCAGGCATCAGCCGGAAACGATAACTACACGATCACTTATAAATGATATGAGGGGTTAGCCTTCCCCTCACTATTTTGAAAAAGGCAATGAATTTTTTGATCAAAAAATTTCCCTCGGGAAAATCCAAAAAAAGGCAAAACAATGGCACTAAAATCAAGAGTAGACGTAGATATTCAAATCGATGATAAAAGTTTCAATGTAACTGTGTCAAATCTTACAAAAGAGCAGCAAGCTACGTTGATTGAAAAAAACGGTGATTTTGAATCACTTTCCAAAGCTAAGGCCGCCGACGGAAAGAAGCTAAATAATAAGATTGAACGCTATCAGCTTTTAAAAGCAGACGGTCAAACAAAAGAAGCTTTAGCGCTTTTAGATGAGATTGAATCTCTTGAATCCAAAATTGGCACACAGGATCAAAAAGAGCTTGAAGATATGTTGAGTGAAGTATATCGTTCACGTTTTTTAATGATGGTTACGGGAACTGATAAAGAGCGTTTGCGTGACTATATCGATGAGCATAACATCAATTATTATGAAGCGATGAATTACATCGAAAAAGAGGCTAAAAAGGGAAAGTAAAACGGCTGAAGCGTTTTGCCTCTGAATATTCAAAGGGGCAAAGCTTCATGCATCTATCCGATAAATTAGATCGACTTGATGAAGATGCAATCTTTATCCCTATTGATGAGGAAGAGCGTGTTATCACAGATTGCTTTCACTTATCGCTAAGTAGATCAATGGAAGGTCCATATTCTGATTATGCGGTTGTAAGTGATTTTGCCAAAAAGCATAAAACAGATTCAATCGAATTGTTTCGAATGATGAAGATGATGGTTTTAGAGTTAGCGGATAAATAGAACCCAAAATGCCATAAAAACGGCAATTACCGGAAGTAAAAAACCAAGTATAGCGGTTCTAAAAAGAGAAGATAAATATTTCATAGGAGGCAGTATATGGAAAAAGAACTTAGAATAAAACTTAGTACCACTGCTGACTCTAAAGGAATAGATAATATTAAGCGAAGCTTCGCTGAATTAGAGCGAGAGTCGCTTCGTACGGCAGCTTCTCAACGTGCAATTTCTAAAACTAATCACGATGCGGCTCAATCTGTCGATACACTCTCTGAACGCATTGGATTTATGGGTCATGCCTATGTCGGGTTTCAAGCTGTTGTTGCCGGGTTTTCGTTTATGTCTGATATGGCGAAATCAGCTATTCATCAAGCAGATACATGGAACCTGTTAGAGGGACGTTTACGCCTTGTAACAGATTCCAGTAGACAACTCGCATCAGTACAAGGTAGCCTTTTCGACATTTCTCAAGAGAGCCGTACCGGATATGAACAAAATGCTGATCTTTATGCTCGTATCGCACGTGCTACGCAAGATCTAAATAAAACTCAATATGAGAACCTCGATGTTACTGAGGCAATAAGTAAATCATTTATCGTTTCGGGTGCCGCATCAGAGAGTGCAAAAGCGGCAGTCATACAGTTAGGTCAAGGGTTTGCATCAGGGACATTGCGGGGTGAAGAGCTTAACTCAGTGTTAGAACAAGCACCGCGCCTCGCCGAAGCTATTGCAGACGGTATGGGTGTCAGTGTTGGTAAACTCAAAGAGATGGGGGCGGATGGTAAGCTTACCGCTGAAAAAGTCTATGAGGCAATCCGAACTCAAAAAAATGCGATCGAAAAAGAGTTCGATCAGATGCCAAAAACAGTAGCGCAATCTCTAGTAGTGCTACAAAATCAGATGGGGCTATCTATCAGCGAATTTGACAAAATGCACGGTGTAACAAGCTCTATTGCGAATAATATTACCGATCTCAGTAGTCTTCTTTCGGAACATAGCGGGAACATTGGTACCTATGCCGGATATGTCGGAGAAGCAATAGCCGCGATATTGATATGGAAGGCAGGTACTATTGCACTATCAGGGGATCAAAGTATATATGCCGCATATTTGGCTGCATCAACTGTAGCTACAACATCATATAGCATTGCAACTAATACTACTACAACTTCAGTAACTACATTAACCGCTAGACAAATGGCCGCAAATGTAGCGTTATCCGGATGGAATAAGCTCGTCGCTATAAACCCATACGCAATAGCAGGAGCAGCTATCATAGGGGTTGGTTTAGTTCTTAAAAATCAAGCGGATGAGCTTAGAGATTCAGTAAAACGGACAGCCATAGACGTATCAAATCTTAGTGAAAAAGCGATCAAAGCAAAGATAACGTATGCAACTATGCAGCTTGGGGCAGTTAATGACAGTATTAATAACCCATCTATTGGTAAGTCATTGTTCGGTAATGAAAGGATTGACCTAAATAGACGTGTTCAATTGGAAAATGAGTTAAAAACATATGGTAAAGCTCTGCAAGCTTTCCAAGATGAAGCCAACGCACCTTCTGCAGGAGGACGTCATTCTTCCTCAACACCTCTGAGCGAAAAAGAGTTAAAAGCTGCAGCAAAAGCGGCTAAAGAGTATGCAAGCAATTTTAAATCGTTGAATGATGAAATATTCTCTTTAAATGAATCGGATCATGATAAAGCTTTAAGAGCAATTGATAATAAAGCAAAAATATGGCGTGATCAAAAGATGCCTGAACTCGAGGTTGCTCAATATGTATCCGATGCAAAATCAGCATTGAATCGAAAAGAGCTTAAAGAGCTCGGGGCCATGATGAATGAATCACGGAAACTTACTGAAGATAATTTTGCTAAAGCAGATGAGAAAACACGTGAGCAATACGCAAAACAGATCGAATCAGCGCAAAATCTATATTCCGCCATCAATGACGCTTCGGGTAACTGGTATGACAACGAGATAGTAAATATCTCGAACCGTGCCGCAGAGTTTGCCGCTGCGGGGAATGACATTGTCGATATCGAGCGTTATGTTTCGGCATCGATCCTATCCATCGATGAAAAACGTGCAAAAGAGCAAGCGGATCTAGCCCAAAAAACATTTGAGGAACAAAACAAGTTTTGGTTTGACCTGATGGGTAACATCAATAAAGCGATGGATGATCAGTTCTTCAATGCTATGACCGGAAAGTTCGAGTCATTCGGATCGTGGTTAAAAGACTTTTGGGGAGCGATGACGAACTCACTCGCACGCGGTCTCTCAAAATCTCTCGCGGACGCTATGATCGATACCGGAGCAGGCGGGATTCAAAACATTTTCAAAACATTTGGAGGGCTTGGATCGGTATTCGGGTCTGCCGCTACTCCTGCGGCATTGATCGGTGCGACAACTGATTCGGCAGGGTTTACGACCACCGCAGGCGGTACCGTTATGGATGCGGGTGGTCAAGTGACTCTTCAAGGGAGTGATTATTCTTCTGTAATGGATGCGTTGAACATAGCTTCCACCGCAAATACGGCTTATTCTCTTTTAACAGGGGGCTTGACTGCTGCGTTGTATGCCCCATCAGCGATGATGGGTCAAATGGCAGGTATGGCATACGGTGCGGGTTTAACGGGAACGGGTTCTTTTCTCGCGGGTGGTGCAAACGTCCTCGCAGGCGGAGGCGTATCCGGTCTAAGCGGTGCGGCGTATGCGGGTGGATTAGCTACGGCAGGAATCGCGGGGGGAATAGGCGGTTATGCTATGGGGTCTATCGGGGATAAGCTTTTGGGAGCTGATACGAAAGCGGCCGACTACGGTGCTATAGGTGGAGCGGCGGGCGCAATGATAGGTTCTGTGGTTCCGGTTGTAGG